AGCGCCGGATCGCTCGCCAGCGGCGCCCAGGCGGGCTTGACGGCCGGCGCGAGCGCCAGCGGCACGGTGACCGGTGCGGGCGGCACGGTGGCCCCGTCGGTGAAGTACCGGTACGACATCGACTGGAACGGGGACGGCCTGTTCACCGGTACCGGGGAGAACGTGTCGACCAGGGTGCTGGCGAACACCGCGGTGACGATCTCCTACGGCCGCGACCAGGCGCGCGCCCTGTCGCCGATCAAGCCGGGCGTGGCCGGCTTCGAGCTGGACAACACCAGCCGTGACTACTCCCCGGACAACGCCAGCAGCCCGCTGTTCGGCAAGGTGCTGCCCGCCCGCGACAACAAGATCACCGCGACCTTCCAGGGGGTCGACTACGTGCTGTGGCGCGGACACCTGGACGACTTCGCGATCGACCCGACGCCGGGACATCGGGTGCTCACGGTGACGTGCATCGACGCCCTGGCCGACCTGTCCTAGGTCGACGTGTACACGCCTCTGTACCGAGGGATCCGGACCGGCGCCGCGGTGCACGCCATCCTGGACGCCATCGGCTGGCCGTCCGCGCAGCGCGACATCGACCCCGGCGCGACCGTGATCAAGTACTGGTGGGAGGAGGGCACCAACGCCTGGGACGCGCTGCGCAAGCTGGTCACGTCCGAGGGGCCGCCCGCCTTCCTGGCGATCAACCCCGACACCAACTCGATCATGTTCCGGGACCGCTCCCACCGGATGCTGTACCCGGCCAGCAAGGCCAGCCAGGCCACGTTCCGCGACGCCGGTGCGGACCCGCGATTCTCCTGGCCGCTGGGCTACACCGCCGGCTGGCGGGACATCATCAACTCCGTGACGTTCTCCGTGCCCGGCCGCGAACCGCTCGACCCGGGCGCCGTCTGGACGTCCGACGCCACCTGGGACTTCGCCGCCAACGAGACCAAGACGGTGATCGTGGTGGCGTCCGAGCCGTTCATGAACGCACAGGTGCCGTTCTGGCCGCGCGACTTCCAGCTGCCGGTCGGATCGGTCGTGATGTCCATCGGGCGCGACTCCGGCCAGTCGACGATCATCACGATGACCGAGGCCGCAGGGCTGCCCGCCCAGGTCGTCGGGCTGCAGCTGTGGGCCACGTCCCTGCCGGTCCGTAACACGTCCCAGGTGTCCATCACCGACTCGGCCAGCATCGGCGCGTACGGGGTGAAGACCTACCCCGACCCGGCCGACTGGGCGAACACCTACGACGCCGAGGCCGTCGCCCAGATCATCGTGTCGCAGCGCGCGCAGCGGCTGCCCACGGTCGACGTGCGCCTGCTCGGCGCCAGCACCACCACCCTGGGCCACCAGCTGGCCCGGGACCTGTCCGACCGGGTCACCATCGTGGACGCCGAGACCGGGCTGAACGGTGACTTCTATCTCGAGCAGATCAACCACAGCATCACCGGGGCCGGCAACCGGATCCTGGAAACCCACTTCGGCTGCGAGAAGATCGGCCCGCTGGTCGACGACCCGGCCACGGTGTTCATCTTCGGCAGCCCCACCAACGGCAAGTTCGGCACCGGCCTGTTCGGGCACTGATCGTCGTGTACACCGTCTGCAGCGTTACGCTGCGGACATGCTGTTGGCGAGCACGCGAGCGCGGGCCTGGCTGTACGCCGGTCAGTGGGTGGCCGACTGCCCGACGCCGTCGTGCTCCAACGTCGAACCGCTGTTCGACCTGGCCGGCCGACGGCTGGCCAGCTTCGGCTGCAGCTATTGCGGTCGGCAGGCCGAGATCGAATGGGCCCACGACGAGGCCGACATCATGGCCGTGCTCGAGCGCCGGCCCGTCCCGCACACCCGCAACTGGTTCCCTGCCGGCCACGACCTGGCCGTCAGGGCCCGGCTGCCGCACGGCCAGACCGTCGCCGACCTGATCACCGAGAACGTCGAGCACGGGGTGATCTGACCGTGTCCTGGACATCGCCCGCCACCGCCGTCGCCGGCAATGCGTTCACCGCGGCGATGTGGAACACCTACCTGCGGGACAACCTGCTGGCCACGGAGGTCGGCATCGCGTCCGCCGCCAGCCAGACGTTCGCCGGCACCGGCCTGAACCTGCTGGCCGCCCGCCAGGTGGCCGAAGCCGCCGTCGCGACGTCGCAGGGCACCAGCAGCACGACGTTCACCAACCTGGCCACCGTCGGCCCCGCGGTCACCGTGACGACCGGGGACCGGGCCCTGGTGATCTTGTCGTCGGTGATGGCGCACTCCGTCGGCGCCGGGATATGCAATATGGGGTTCGCCGTGTCCGGCGCCACGACCACCACGCCCGGGTCCACGCTGGTCTACATGGCGGCCCTGCCCAACGAGCAGATGACGGCGAGCGTGGCAGAGCTGACGTTGAACCTGACCCCAGGCAGCAACACCTTCACCGCGAAATACGCCAGCTCGGGGGCCGCGGGCACCGCGACGTTCGTCAACCGAGCCATCACCGTGTGGCCGTTCTGATGGCCTGGACAGCGCCGATGACGGCGGTCACCGGGTCGGTCCTGACGGCCAACCAGTGGAACACCCACGTGCGCGACAACCTGCTCGAGCTGGGCGCCGCGAAGGCGATCAGCTCCGGCCAGCTGATCGTGTCGACGGGCGCCAACGCCGTCGCGGCTCGCACCCCGGCCACCCAGGCGGTGCAGGCCACCGAACAGACGACGTCGGTCACCTACACGGATCTGACGACGTTCGGGCCCACGGTGACCTGCGACACCGGCTCGGCGGCCATGGTGTTCGTCGCCGCCACCATCGCGTCGTCCACCGTCGCCGGGTACGTGCAGGCCGGGTACGAAGTGAGCGGCGCCACCAGCCTGTCCGCGCCGGCCGGGCCCATCATCAACTTCCGGTGTGACGTGGCGGCGGCCAACCAGCAGTTCAGGATATCGGCCATCGACTTCAATGCCGGACTGACTCCGGGCAGCAACACCTTCACCATGAAATACAGCGTGAGCACCGGCAATACCGGGAGTTTCGCGACCCGTTCCATTCTGGTGGTGCCATTCTGATGTCATGGACAGCGCCGATGACGGCGGTCAACAACACCGTACTGACGGCAGCGCAGTGGAACGCACAGGTGCGTGACAACCTGCTCGAGTCCGCGACGGCGAAGGTGACCGGCACCGGTCAGCTGGTTGTCACCGCGGGGCCGAACCAGCTGATCGCCCGCCAGCCGCTGAATGCGTTCATCTCCACCAGCGAGGCAACCACGTCCACGTCGTTCGGGGACCTGACCACCATCGGCCCGGCGGTCACCGTCACCACCGGTGTGTCGGCCATCGTGTTCATCGTCGCGCAGCTGACCCAGGTCAACTTTCAGATGTACGCCCTGGCGTCCTACGAGGTGAGCGGCGCGACGTCGCAACCGGCCAACTCCGGGACGTCCATCAACTTCCGGTCGTCCCGCGGTAACACCTTCCCCCAGTTGTTCCGCGCGTGTTATGCGGATTACAACTACCAGTTGACCCCCGGCGTCAATACCTTCACCATGAAATACGCTGCCGGTGGTGGTGGCACCGCAACGTTCGCCAGCCGTTCTCTGTTCGTCATTCCCTTGTGAGGGCGCGTCATGACGCATGCACTGTATTACCCACCGGCCAACCGGTCCGCCCAGTGGTATGCCAACAAGTACCCCGGCACCACGTTCACCAGCATGGAAAAGTTGCTGCTGCACAGCACGGAAGGGTCGGGCTGGCCCGGCTACGACGGCGGTGCGAAGGCACCGAACATGACGGGGATGCCGAACGTGGCGGCCGGTCAACCAGTCCAGCCGCGCGCTGCGGCACACCCAGACCCAGCCGACCAACGGGGACCACGTCTTCCAGGTCGAGTTGATCGGCACCTGCGTACCCGGCGGACCCGGCATGTTCTGGCCCGACGCACCCGACTGGGCACTGCAGGGGATCGCCGACCTGTACGCCTGGCTGCACGACGAGTGGGACATCCCGATCGTCTCCACCGTCAGCTGGCGGGCCTGGAACGCCCCCGGCGACGGGCAGCGGCTGTCCAACGAGGCGTACAACGCCTACCGCGGGTTGCTCGCCCATGAGCACGCCCCGCAGAACGACCACCGCGACATCGGCGCGCTGGACGCCGACCGCCTCATCCACCTAGCCGCAGGAGGCACCAACATGTCCGAGACCAACCCGACCAAGACGGAGGTGTCCCAGGCGGTCCTGTTCTACGACCTGGGCGCGAAGTACGTGAACCCCCTGACGATCCTGTCGCGGCTGTACGACACCGTGAGCGCCCAGACCGGCATCCTGACCGCGATCCAGCAGGCGGAGGCCGACGACCAGGAGGTGGACGTGCACGCGCTCGCCGCCGCCATCGTGGCGGGCCTGCCGCAGATCGTCGCCAACCAGGTCGACCCCGCGCTGCTGGCCACCGCCGTCGCGGACAAGCTGGCCGCGCGTCTGGCTTCGTAGGCTCACCCCGTGTCGGACACCGAGGACCCCGCACAGCGGCGCAGCGCCGGTCCGGTGCTGCGCCCGGCCGCTGACGGCAGCCTGATGCCCGTCCCGGACCCGACGACCCTCACCACGGAGGCCGTCGACCGGGCGACGGCGCAGTGGCACCGGGAGCTGGCCGCGCAGCGGGAGATCCTGGAAACCCGGCTGGACGCCATGGACCGGGCCACCCTGCTACGCCTGGAAATGATCAACGGTGCCCCGGCGAAGACCCAGGAAGAGGTCAGGCACCTGCGGGAACTGCTCGAGCAGCGCGCCGACCTGTCCGATCGGGCCGTGCGGCTGGCCGCCGATGAGTCGCGGGTGAGCTTGACCGCGGCCCTGGACGCCGCGAAGGAAGCGGTGAAGGAACAGAACACCGCCAACAGCCTGGCGATCGGGAAATCCGAGATCGCCACGCAGAAACAGATCGACGCCCTGGCCCTGCTGATGACGTCCACCAACGGGGCACTGTCCGACAAGATCGACGAAGTGAAGAGCCGACTGGACCGGGGCGAGGGCGTCACGTCCGGGGCCAGCGCCGCCGTCACCGACCAGCGCGGCAACGTCGGCCAGAACCTGGCCGTGCTGGGCGCCATCGTCGGCGTGCTGGTCCTGCTGATGAGCGCTGCAGCACTGATCGTTTCGCTGAAGGCGAGTTAGTCTCCACCTGCAGCAACATCCCCTGGAACCGCGAGCAGATAGGGAAACGAGCATGGTCAACATCATCGGATCCGTCCCGGGTGACGACGGGAACGTCTACAACGTCAGCATCACCCGGGCGGCGTCCCCGTCCACCCCGACGGCCTTGGCCCTGGCGGCCACGCCGCCCAGCCCCCAGGCGCTCGGCACGCTGGTCACCGTCACCGCCACCGTGACCCCCGCCACCGCTGTCGGAGCCGTCACCTTCACCGGGACCGGCGGTTCACTGCCGGTGCCCGTCGTGACCGGCGTGGCCACCGCCACGTTCACCCCGTCCGCCGCCGGCACGATCAGCGTCGGCGCCGCCTTCACCCCCACCGACCCCACCGCCTTCCAGCCGTCGACCGCCACCGGCCTGTCCTACGTGATCGCCGCCGGTGAGACCGTGCTCACCAAGTCGTCGTGGGCACCGACCGCCACATGGGCGTGGGCGTGGGACACCCTGCTGGGCACCACCGCGGGCAACGACCAGTACGGCCAGGTAACCCTGGGCGGGCTGTCCGACACCGACCACAACGGCGGCTTCGAGTTCCGCGCCGGCGCCGCCGGCGGATCCGGGATCACGGTCGCGAAGTCCGGCACGCAGTGGAAGATCGAGGGCCCCGGGATGGCCGACGTCGTCGGCAGCCTGTCCGGCGCGTCGGGCCTGTTCCGCGCCGAGCTGCAGGGCCTGACGGTGCGGATCTACTGGAACGGCACGCTGGTCACCACCCAGACGATCACCCCGTCCCCGGCGCCGACCGCCAAGGGCGTCCGGCTGGCCGCCTGGCAGTCCAGCGCGGGCGTCACGTTCGCCAACGCCTCCGCGAGCTCCCTGGGTGCCGTGGCGCCGCAGACGCCCCCCGGCGCGCCGACCCTGACCGGTAACACCGGTGCCAGCGGGCAGGCCGTCCTGTCCTGGACGCCGGCCGACGGCACCGCGTCCAGCTTCAAGGTCTTCCAGGGCGCCACCCAGGTCGCCACCAGCACCGGCACGTCCTACGTCGTCACCGGGCTGACCAACGGCACGGCCTACAGCTTCACCGTCAAGGCCAGCAACCCTGCTGGCGACTCCCCGGCCAGCAACGCCGTTTCGGTCACCCCTGCTGCGGGCACGACGACCGGCACGGTGACGCTCGGCGTGTCCGGCACCGGCGCCGGTAACCGGGCCTGCGACGGCTGGATGACCAAGGGCCCGGGTCGACTGAAGGTGACCGCCACGTGGATCGACGTCTTCGCCGGCGGCCCCGGCAACCTCACCGGCGAGTTCGGCAGCTGGGGCGTCAACCCCGGCGAGCTGATCGACGTCGCGGTGGGCGGCTGGTGGAACGCCGCGGACCAGGGAAACCCGGCCAACCCCATCCCGTCCGGCTGGGCGGCGGCTGCTAACGGCAGCTGGGATGCGTTCTGGCGTGCCCGGATTCAGGGCATCGCGCAGGCGTGGGGCAACAGGCCGAAGTCGAACCTGCGCATCCGCCTGTTCCATGAATTCACCGGCACGTGGTTCCGCTGGTCGGTCGGCGCGGGTGACGCCGCCAACTTCAAGGCGGCCTTCCAGCGCTACTCGACGATCATTCGGCAGGAATGCCCCGGCGCCCTGGTCGTCTGGTCGCCGGCCAATTCGTACGGCGGCTACGACCCGGCCGACTTCTGGCCGGGCGCCGCGTACGCCGACGTGGTCGGGCCGGACACCTACAACCAGTGGCCGCACTCGGTCAGCGTCGCCCAGGTCCAGGCCGACCAGATCAACGCCGCCGGCATCGGTGTGGAGGCGTGGCGCCAGCGGGCGCTGGGGTGGGGCGTGCGGATGGCCCTGCCGGAGTGGGGCAACCCGGCGCTGGACTCGGGCGGCGGCGCCGGTGGTGGCGATGCGCCGAACTACGTCAGCGAGATGTACGCATGGGCGAACGCCCACGGCGGCAGCGGCCCCGGCCAGGTGGAGTACATCTGCTATTTCAACATCGGGACCGCCGGCGGGTATGACGCCGACTTCGAGATGTTCAACGGGTCGGGTGCCAACCCGCGCCAGCCGCTGACCGCGGCCGCCTTCCGGGCGCTGTGATGCAGTGGCATCGTTTCTGGGACGTCGCGCGCAAGGCGGGCGTGGCCACCCTGGTCGCCGTGGCCGCCGCGATCACCCAGGCGGCGCCGGACGGCATCACCCTGGATGAGTGGCTGGTCATCGCCGGTGCGGGCATCGTGGCCTACGCCGGCGTGTACAAGATCGGCAACAAGCCCGCTCCGGCGGACCCGACGAAGGGGAGTTGATCACATGTTCGTGGCCCTGCTCGCCCTGGTGGCGTTCATCGTCGCCGCGGTGCTCGGCGTGGTCCGCAAGGACTACGTGGCAGCTTCCCTGGGCGTTGGTCTGGCATTGACGGTGTGGTTGATCCACCCGCTGGCATGAACGGGTAAGCTCGCGGGCGCGCCCGACCCCCGTCCATCGCAGCCCATGGCCCGTGCTGCGCCGGGAGGGGTCGGGCGCACCAGCACCGAATGCCGTACCCTGGCAGCGCATGCCGGCTCGGGGTGAGTCGCAACAGCACGGCGATGGGGATCCGCTTTCCGGCGGGTCCCCATCGTCATGTCCGGGGCAGCAGGGCCAGGGCTGCCGTCACCGCG